CCAAACAAAAATACTTATTAAAACAACAAGGCAAACAAATATTGAATGTTAGAGAAACCAGATTCAATATGGATAATCCAGAAAAATTTAAAAAAATGGTTCCGCTTATTAAAGAAATTGACGAATATTATGAAAAATATATTCCAGATAATTATGTGAAACAAAAAAAGAAAGCTAACCAAACTCCATTTAAAATATCCAACACATCTTTTACAACAATAACTACAAATGTAAATTTTCAAACAACAATTCACAAAGATAAAGGGGATGATTCTGAAGGATTTGGAAATTTAGCAGTTATTGAAAAAGGACGATACAGTGGCGGTGAAACTTGTTTACCTCAGTATGGTATCGCAGTAAATGTAAGAACAGGAGATATTTTATATATGGATGTTCATGAATGGCATGGCAATTTGCCTATAAAATTAATAGATAAGAATGCGATACGCTTATCTATTGTATGTTATTTGAGATATAATATTTGGGAAAAAACAAAACACAAAACCAAAAAATTTATGATCAAACATAATAAAACAATAAAAAATCTAAGAAAAAAAGACATTTAGTCTTTTTTTATTTTTATTATTTCTATTTCTATTTTTATTTATTTCTATTTTTATTTATTTCTATTTTTATTTATTTCTATTTTTATTTATTTCTATTTTTATTATTTCTATTTTTATTTATTTTTTACCAAGAAATGGATGCTAATCGTATCATTCCTCTATCCTTAATAGCTTTAGGAACAGTTCCGCGTGCTTTACAAATTTTAATGGTTAACCCAAGTTCTTGTTTAATTGTTTCATAAACTTGGCCACGCTTTTCTAAACTTGCGAGCACTTCCATTGTGACATAGATACCAACTCTCTCTCCGGTTTCGCTATCTTGATTAGAACATACACTATTGGAAGTACTTAAACGTGCCGTTAAATATAGACCACAAATATATTTTAAATCTTCCTCCATTTTAGCAACACTGGCTGCCGTTTCAGGATCCAAATAGATTTGAAATGAGCCGTTGGATATCGCAGTACGTTCATCTTCAAGCTTGTGAGCGAAGACCTCTCTTTTAGTTGTCATAGGAATATCAATAACTGGATTTGCTGCTGGAACATAGCAATCAATAAACACGTCACCGCGACGAAGCTCATCCACATTTCCAACAATCCACACATTAACTTGTAAAGGATTTGTAGAGTTAAAGCCACAGCCATTAGCTCCATGAAATGGAGTGTGGTCTCTTAAAGATATTGCGAATTTTTCGGAAATGTTTTGTTGCGCATATGTTTCATTTGTTCTATCAAGATGGTGGAATAAGAACTTAGTTTCTGGATTATCTACAACTGACTTTATAATGTTGAAAATCTCAGGATTATTATAGTTTTCCACACGATTAGTATTAAATGCGGCCACAAGATCGGCTTTTAATCCAGCACGATCATCCGGACTAGTGATATTTTCTCTATCAATCTTCATAATAGATACAGGCATACGATTAGAAACGACTCCAGATCCTTTCAAATTAGTCGCTCTCTTAGGAACAACATTTTGTCCATCGGTCATTTGAATATATCGTTCAATTTCACCAGTTTTTTGTATTTTGTCGGAAAGGTACACATCCACATTTTCAGAGTTGGCAGAATAACCACAAACACGACCAAGCAGACCTTGTAACACAGTGTCAGTGCGAGATTTTTTAGCCGTTTCAAAACAGAACAAAACATGGGTTTTCTCCAAGTTTTTGCCCATTCGGCACTTATTTCTCAGCAAAATGACAGTATCTCTTTGAGGTGCATTAATCATGTTATCCCAAGTAGCTTTGCCTTGTGGGTCATCACTGATACTATCAAAGATAACAAAGCTCCATCCATTATCATGAATAACTTGTTTTACAAGCTCCTCATTTTTAGGTCCAATTCTTACAATAGCATATTTATTGCCAACGTGAGGTGTTCCAAGAGCTAATATTAATCCTTGTTTTACATCAGAATAGAATTTGATTTTGCCACGCGCGCTCATTTTTTTGACACTATTATATCCAGACCCAGGTTCCATTGTAACTATTTCTTTAGTTTGTTCCAAGTTGAACGTATCACATATCTCAGAGAAAGGAGTAGCGGATACACTAAGAACATAATTATTTTTTGCTCTTAAAATAGATTCATCGCCATCTGCTGAGATGCCAACTTGTCGTAGAAATTTGTCAGGACACTGCTTAAGACTTTGGGCATGATGAGATTCTTCCCAAATAAATAGCGAATTTTCAGTAGAACCTGAATAGTTTTTCAGTTCAACACCCCATACAACTTGGATATTTAGTTTAATTTTTTCAATTATTGGCACGAGTTCTCTTAGTCTTAATCCAATCTCTTCGTTCAAAAAGACCTCATATCTTCTCCAGAACTTTGAGCCACATTTTCCTTCAACTTCTTTGATTAACTGATTTTTGAGGTCAGTTTCTGCGTTTCCGCTGAATATGACAGCGCGTTCAATTTTGCCAAGTCTTATCATTTCCGAGGCAATGAATAAGAAAGTCTCTGTTTTTCCGGATTGCATCTGCGCCAATAGAACTTGCCACCTAATAAGAGAAGAGTTAAAATTTTGTATTGTGGTGATACCTGCTTGAATTTGTTGTCTGGACAATACGCTTTCATCATATGCTTCGGTTACGGTAGTAGCAAAAGCGTTGAATTCAGACATATTAAATTTTATAATAAATAGTTTTCAGAAGACTTTTAAAAGGTTTTTAATGTTGTAATATACTTCTTCTCATAAGTAAAAAAAGTATTTCAATTTTTTTGAATATATAAAAATGCGTGTAAAATTGTTAGTGATATCTTAATACTAATTTTAATCACTAAAAATTTTATAATTGTTTCATATTTTATACATGTTTTGATTTTTATAATGGATTTATAACTATAAAATTTTTAGTGATTAAATTTTTTACCAAGATATCAGTAACAAATAAACCATAACTAAAAAAATTGAAATACTTTTCTTAAATATAAGAAGAAGTATATTACAACAACCCATTAACTTTAAAAGCCTTTATAACATCTCTTGCTTCGCTGAAAAAAATGTCTCAACCCATTAATAACATCACTATCGCTCATGTTCCCAATGACAGAGCCGTAATTGCTCTTATGCTGGAATATTTAGGACTATTAAAATCTAGAAAAATATGTGTTATGCCAGATTTCCAGCGAGGTCAGCTCTGTTATAGCGCGTACATTGAAGTTGCCGAGTGGTGCGACCGAGAAGCCGCCTATAATCTTATCAGAAAAATCAAGAAACCAGATATAGAAGCCCGAATTGTTTACGAAGATGACAACTGGTGGACAGTTGAAGAGACCACAGAGGCCGATTTACAGTACACTTTAAGTCCGGAATTTAGTCGTTGGACCACCGTTTTTGAAGAAAAAACACGTAATTTGCCTTTAAAGCAAGTATCATTCAAGACTGAGTTGGAACACTCTATGACGATTGAAGACATGGACATGAGATTGGAATGTAAATATACCGAAATTGACTTTGATGCGTTCTGTATAGGTTTTGGTCTAGCATATGGATACGATTTTGAAGCCGAATTTAAAGAGTGGTGCAAAAAAGAAGAAGCAAAAGGAGAGATAAAGGATATTGTTCTTGAAATGGGATTCTAAATTAAACCTAACCTAATCAAAATATAAATAAATAAATAAAAAAATAAAAAATACACGCAAATTATAATTCATTACTAATATTTGTTTCTAGGTTCAAGCGAAGCTAGAAGAAGCAGAAAAGCAAAGCAGAAGAAAATAAAGAAGGCCTTCGGGTCTTTTTTATTTTTTATTTTTTAAAAATATGTCTTTAAAAAAATTGAAAACTTTTTTCTCCCTAGAGGTAAAAGCAAGTCAACATACAAACAATAAACTTTAACTTTTAAAAGCAATAAACACGTAACAAATAAAATGGAGTCAAAAGCAAATGAAGAAGAACAAATTATAAATGAAAAAATGGAAAAGTTTAATATCTTATTAGGTAGAGCCAAATTTGAAGCCAAAGAATATCAGAGAGCAGGATTAGAGTGGTGCTTACGCAAAGAATTATCAAGGAACGAGTCAAGTAAAGGAGGTATCGTTGCGGATGAAATGGGTCTAGGAAAAACGCTTACGCTAATAGGCCTAATGTTTATCAACTTCAAGCGCAGAACCCTAATCGTAGTACCACCCGTTTTATTAGACCAATGGGCCAAAGAGATTTTCAAATGCTCCGGACACAGAGCGCTCAAGTATCACGGAGCCAATAAAAAATTAATTACAGAAAAACAGCTGTTGGAAGCACCAATTGTTTTAACAACATACAATATGCTTCTACCTCTTAAAAAAGGTAAAATAGAAGAAACAACTAATATGATAACAAACACCAAATGGAATCGCGTAATATTTGACGAGGCACATCATTTGCGAAACAAACGCACCGAGCGTTTCAGAACTTGTGAAAAACTTCAAGCAAGAATCAAATGGCTAATTTCTGGCACACCAATTCAAAACAAAAGATCTGATTTATACAACCTATTTAAAATCATAGGCATACCAAATGTGAAGCAAGATAATGTCAAAGAATTTGCTGAAAAATATATTTTAAGACGCACAAAAGCAGAAGTCGGAATAAATTTGCCACCAGTAATTAAAAACTTTAACTTAGTCCAATGGTCCAACATTTACGAAAAAGGTATGGCGGAAGAGCTACACGCATTGCTGCCAAATCAAACACATGTTTCTAAATCATTAGATACAAATAGTGAACTGGCTGACACATTTGAAGGTAAAGGAATTTTAACGGCTATTATGAAGGCTAGGCAAAGCTGTATTATGCCAAGTATGTTAATTCCAGATATCATAAGACAACTTCGTGAAGGTGAATTGGAAGAACCTCAAAATTATATTAGAGCACTCAAGAGCAATAGCAAATTGGATGCGGTAATCAAGTTAATCTTGTCAAGAAAAGATAACGGCAACGGTAAAATAATATTCTGCCATTTTAGAAAAGAAATTGACTTAATCGCAAAAAGGTTAAGAAATGGTGGATTACAAAAAGTAGTGACGTACGATGGTAGAAATAGCCGAACCGGTATCAACTTGGCAGACGCAGCGGACGCAATTGTATTACAAATCCAGACAGGTTGTGAAGGACTAAATTTACAGGCAAATTTCTCAGAAATTTATTTTGTAAGTCCACATTGGAATCCATGTATAGAAGACCAAGCTATTGCTAGATGCCATAGAATTGGACAGATAAAACCAACATATGTATTCAAGTTTGAAATGACGGGATTCAAAACTGACGAAGAACGAAAACAAATAGCAAATGAAAAAAAAACAAATGAAGACAATGAAGATAATGAAGACAAGGAAGAAGAAAAACAGGAGCAAAGCTTAGAAAGTTATGTGAATAGCGTTCAGAAATTTAAACGTACATTGATTGGCGAAATAATAAGACAATAAACAATAAACAAATCAAAAATAAACCAGAAACAAATCAAAAAACACGCAAATAAATAAAACAAAATCAAAAATAAAATAAAAATAAAAAATTATAAAATAATTTTTATTTTTTTAATAAATGTATAAACGATAAAAAATCAAAAAAAATATAAAAACATTTCAAAAAAAATTGAAATACTTTTTTTCCAATATAAAACAAGTATATAACCAACAAGTAACAAGTTTTAAATTCAAATTAATAAATTAATACTATAAAATGTCTACTGAACAAATTGAATGCCCAATTTGCTATGATGAAATTGATATTAAAAAAAATTGTATTACTACAGAATGCGGACACACATTTCACTGTAAATGTTTGCTACAGAATGCGGCAACAAATGGTTTCGCGTGCCCAATGTGCCGATCAACCATGGCGACAGAACCAGAGCTAAGTGATGACGAAGACGAGTACGAAGAATACAGCGATTCAGAAGACGAGGAAGAATACGATGATAATGCGCTAACCAGTTTTAGAATGTTTCATCAACAGTTAGCAGGCGAAGACGTAGAAGAAGAATTAGAAGAAGAACCTTTAGTAGAAGACTTAGAGCCTCCAGTAGAAGTCAAACCAAACGCGGCGTATATCGCAGCTAAATTGGTTAGCCAAGGCTTAACAATGGAAGACATGGTAAAATGTTTGTTAGTTGAACATGAAGAATATGAACCAGATATAGAGACAAACGATAGTTGCTCAAATCGCATGTTTGGCAAATTCAGGCAGATAATTAGCAATTATAAAAGAGAACAACAAGAGCAACAAAGCTCCAGACTACGAGTAAGAGGCGAAGTTGAAGACTTATTTGGTCAACTACAAAATAGATATTCACTTTTAGATGACGAAAGTGATGAAGATGTTTAAACAAACCAAAAATAATTAAAACAAATAAACCAAAAACATTAAAAAAGAAATAAAAATATAAAAAGAAATAAAAATATAAAAAGAAAAACATTAAAAAAGAAATAAAATTAAAACAAATATAAAACAAATAAAAAAAATTTTTATATTATTTTTATTTTTTCTTAAAAAATTGAAATTCTTTTTATCAACTAACAAATAAGTATTCAATAATTAACAATTAACAACTTTAAAAAAAATGAATACTAACACAGAATTTAAAACCCAAAATAATTCTCCATATTCATCAGATGATGATAAATTTCCAAATGAAATTATGTACGCGATTGATCCCACGAAATTAATAAGAGTTTTTAAAATTCCGGAACATTTAATCCAACAAGCAACAGTTCGTTGCCAGAAATGCCGTCTGCATCAAAATTTGAGCCAAGAAATGGCTGATTCCGACAATCTTACTATAAAATATAGCCCTGATAATACATTTGGCAAGTATATTGCTAAGTCTTGCTTTTCCGAAAAATGCCTCAAATTACAGCGTGAAGAACTAGAAATTGAAATGGAGTGTGCTAGATTAAAAAGAATAGACAGACAGGTTATGAAAGTTTTGGAAGAAGAAAGAAAAACAGATAAAAAGTTTTAGAAAAATAATTTGTTTAATTTTTAAAAAAGTATTAAAATAAATAAAAACAAAAAACATTAAAAAAGTATAAAAATAAATAAAAATTATTTTTATATTCATTTATATTATATTATATTAATGATTTCACAACAAGAACTGATAGAGTTAAAACCTATAGCAGAACAATTTGTTACAACCAAGACACCAGCGGAATTATTTTCTGGTTGGAATCCTCTACCAGAAAGACCATATGAAATAAGACAATTTACTTTTCCTAGAAATCCTTATATATATACAAAAATTAGACAAGTTGGTACTACAACAGATGATTCAAAAGCAAATTTAATCCAGACTATAATAGAAAAAAGGGACTCAACATATTGGGAAGGAGGTAAACATACAAAAAGAAAAAGACATACAAAAAGAAAAAGACATACAAAAAGAAAAAGACATACAAAAAGAAAAAGATAATCATTTAAACATTAACCTTCTTAGCTTTAGATAATCCATGTCCATATTTTTTTTTCGCCTTTTTTGCTAAAATAAATGCCTTCTTCTTATGATCACAACCTTTATCCAAAATATCAAAGTCAACTGCGGCTGCTTTACCTGATGTTAACGCACTGGCAAGCCGAGCTAAACCCCAAGATTGCCCAGTCTGATTAGGACGCGAACCGGAAGAAAAATAAGCGCCTTGCCCTTTTTTAACAATTTTCTTTAACGCACTAACAGAACAACCGGTTTTAAGAGATAATTGTTTGTTAGGCATCACTTTATCAATTTTATATAAAGCCATGGCATTCTTAATATGATTAGATGGCTTGCTTTTAAAAGACTTTACTTTACTACGAGTGTAATAAATACCTTTCTTATACATTTTTCTGGATTTATTCAACATGCGAAGCTGCTTACCTTTATCTTTTTTTGTTAGTTTGTTGGGTAAATATCGAGCATTTATTTTTTTAGAAGTTTTTGTCTTCGCCATTTAATCTTATATTATATTATATTATTATGCAAAAAGGAAGTGGAATTGATTTAGTTCAAGGATATACATTTGATACAGCATTAACATATTTTGTGACTAATAGTATTTGTAGAATATTATCAATCGCAAGTAGTGGAGGAATTTTATTGAAACTAATATTACAGGGTGGAGTAGCTTCACCATATATATCAACCAATAGTAATTCAGTAGGAGCTCCTGTAAGTGAAATAATATTAAAACTAATTTATTTACATAATGCTAACGAGTTAGAGATAACACGTTCAGGTAGAAGATTGTTCTTTCAGAATAATACAACTATAGATGAATTTAGAGACGAAGTAAATACTCAAATAAATATATTTAGAAGTAGTTTTGATTTATATTTAGAACCAATATGTCCTGCTATTGTATATGCTAATATATTTACTTCATATAATAATCCTGTTTTAACTAATATATTAGATACGTTAGAATCAAAATCAATTGATGAAGGAAACAACATGCCAATTTTATATTTTCAGAGAATTAGAAATCTTTGTCTTATGCAAAGATTTCATATAGGAATAATCGGAATGGAAAGTTTTACAAACACAGTAACTTTGGGTGCAATAGCAACTGATCCAGCTTTAAATATACCACAAGTAGATATTATTACATATAAATATATGGCATTATATGAATTATGTCGTTTATTTAATATAGGATATTTGCATGGTGATCCGCATATGAACAATATATTAATTAATAGAAATTATATATATTTTGATGGAACTGCTGGAGGATATGGATTGGTAGGAAGTCGGCCAGGTAGAGCTATTTTAATTGATTTTGGATCAACTTTTCTTCATAATCAAGGTCCTATTCAAATTGCTCCTAATTTTGAAGCATTAGATAATTTTGATTTATATAGAAATATTCAACAATCTCTCCTGATAACTTCACCAAAATATCCGGCAGGACTAGCAGCGACTCATCCTTCTTGGCAATGGTTAAGAATGCCACAAGTACCGAATAGAATAGACTTAAATACTAGCTTATTTTTTTTAACTATACAAAGAAAAACAACAAAAATGTTATTTGCTTTTCATGCAGGTATTACTTATAATGGTCAGCAAATACATCCATTAATAGGAGGTCAAATAGTAGAACAAAATAGCAATCAACAAATAAAAAATATAGAACCTACAATAACACAAAATTCTGAAAAAAATGATACAAATATTTTTGATAAGTTAGATCCAAAACATATATTGACAGAATCTTTTATTAAAGATTATATAAAAAAACAAAATGATTTTTCTAATGATATATTAAAAAAAATAATGGACTTCAAAGAAATAACGGACTTCAAAGGTGGGTACAATAAAAGAAAAACTATGAAAAAAAGAAAACCAAAAAAAATAAAAAAATAAAAAAATTGAAATTACTTTTCTTATATAACAAATAAGTATTCAAGTCTTATAAACCCATTTAAAATGTCATCTTTATCTTCAACAAATTGCTCAAAAATTTTAGCAAATAACATGTTAATTAAAAAAATATTATCAAATGAGCTAACTGCGCTAATAGTCGCGCTCATTTGCTGCTATTTGATTGCGGACTTTGTAGCCCAAATCATCTGTGAAAAAATTGAAGCAAAACAGACCAAATCTCAAGAAAAATTATTAAAAGACTTGAGTTACCGAGACACAGAGCTAGAAGCATTGTTAAAAGAAAACTTGGAACTAAATAGAGAACTTGAATTATTTAAAAAAGAAGCAAAAAATAAAGAAGCAAAAAAATTAATCAAAGAAAACAAAGAGATAATTCAGTGTGACAAGTGCTATAACGAATACGACGCGGGAAATATTCAAACAATCTACATTGTACAAAATATTAGACAGCAATATTGTGACGAGTGCTTCCATCGTGCAACTGAAAAAATGAATAAACAACAGCATTTAAAAAAGTCCAAGTCAGACAGCCAATTCAGATACATCAATTAAATAATCAATTAAATAATCAATCAATTAATAAAAAAAATATAAATTAAAAACTATAAAAATAAATTCTTTTTTTATTTTTATATAACATTAAAAAGAAAAGGAAGGATCATAAGGAAACATTGGTTTCCTTAAAAAATTGAAAAAATCATTTATAAAAAGATAATAGTATAATACTTATAACATGCAATTTCAAATAGAAGGAGAAATACTAGTTTGTTCTATGAATATGAGAGGCGAATGGGCATCTCTACCAGAAAATGGAAAGCAATATATAAAAATAAATGTAACCAGCGCTCAAGGTAAAAATAGTAAAAATCGTTTAGCTTTTAGTCCCATGACGCCAATTCCAAATGGATATAAAGGATTCTGGTGTTTTGAAAACTACTGGCAATCACTAAAGGTATTTGATACAATTCCATTTGAAACAAGCAACAATTGGTTTAAACGATTATCAGAACCAAAGCGAAGATATCCCAAGTCCAAGGGCAAAAAAGTGTTGTACGCTAAAACAGAAACAGGACAAGAATTGAATTATGTTGAGTCCAGAAAACAAGTCTATGTTCCAGAATATTATCAGCTAATCAAAGACAATGAAATGACGCTGTATTACAAGAAAATGCTAGAAGAAGGACATAATCTAGCATTTTACGATTTTGATGGTCCCAGAACAGAAGAACACGGAGTAGCATATTTAGAACTGACTGAGGACCTACTAAAAGACAAGATCAATGATCCTAGTCATCCATTTGGCCACGGCTACATAGTAGCAGCAACAATCGCCGATATCAGGCCTGAAAAATATATAAATTAATAGATTAATAGATAAATAGATAAAATTTATAGTAGTTAATAATAAATAAATAAATTTTTTATTCAAATCTAAAATACAATATTATATTATATTATATTATATTATATGTATCAACTGCCAGCACCAATGCATGTACCTATGCCAGCAGGTTGGAATCCCATTGTACCAGCAGTAGCGCCATTAACACATGCTGAATTAGATCAACTAAGGCCTATGGTTATGAATCAATACAAAAATATGACTCCTCACCAACAAAATAATATGGAAAATCAATGGAATGATGTAGTTTACGGTTTTCCTCAGATAAGGATGTCAAGTAGATCTTCTGGAGATGGTGGAATAACAAAAAATATAGTAGTAAGACGCCAAATTGCTAATAATCGTGTTTCACCACCTGTTGTAATTTTTAACACAGGTGACATAGTAAAACCAGAGCTACCAGTTGAAGAAGCTATGGGAGGTAAAAAATCAAGAAAAAGAAGAAAATCAAGAAAAGGGAGAAAAGGAAGAAAAGGAAGAAAAGGGAGAAACACAAGAAGAAGATACTAACAAATTTTTAGTGAATACTTTTTTATTCATTATGAGGAAAGATATAAGTCACAAAAAAATAACTATTTAAAAAATTGAAAAACTTTTTAAATAGCAAATCAATAGTATATTCCATCTTCTCTCAATTCTTTTAGAAAACCATCTTAAACTTTTATAATAATGCTACAATCAATGATTACTCAATTAGACGGATTAAAACCGTTACAAAATAAAATATTTATGTATTGTTTAGGTAGTCCAACAGCGCCCGTAATGAAGCCCTTATGCGTCCAAATAGAAGCCAAAAGACAAGAGCAAACAGATGAAGACGAAAACGAAGTAACGGCATGGCGCTACTACAACAAGAAATTCAAAACTGTGAACCTACAAGGGAGATACAATAGATTTGGGTCGTTGTGGGGATTATGTGTAATAGAAGAACTACGAATGATGAAAGAACAAGACCCTATTTTAAAGGAAGAATGGGTCCAACAACAAAAAAGATTATTTAAAACACTGGTCGAGATAAAGCATTTAGAGCTGAATCATAAAGAAGAAAATGGGACCCCCACAGGTATAATTATGCGAAAATATATGACTAATTTGTTTGATAGAGGTCTAAAATTAATGGAGAACGAAACGATGTGGGCGAGATTTTCTTACAGTCAACTTTCAACCATGCGAAGCAAGCCGCTACTTCTCCATCCAGAGGTCAGGATTGAACTAACAAAGGCCTTAAATGAAAAGAATGCGATAATAAGGCGAAATAGATTAAATGTAAATATAAAATAAATAAATGTAAATAAATATTTTGAAAAGGTTACCATTAAGGATAGTAAAACTATTTAAGTCCATAAGGACATGAGTAGTTCCCTTTTTTTATTGATAAAAAGCATTTGATAAAAAAATTGAAATACTTTTTTACAATATATCAGTAGTATATTAGTCTTCTTATAAAAACGTTTTAAAATGAATATGTTACAATCAATGATAAAAGAATTAAATGGCCTCAAACCATTACAAAATAAAATTTTAATGTATTGTTTAGGTACTCCAAGTGCTGCGATAATGAACCCATTATGCGCGCAAATAGAAGCAAAAAGACGAGATCAAGACGACAAAGATGAAAACAAAGTGACAGCTTTTCGCTACTACACACCAGAAATAAAATCGAGTAAACCAAGAAAATATATCCGATCATATTTAGGACGGGCTGTAACAGAAGAAGTAAAATTGTTTAAACTTCAGGATCCAGATTTAAGAGCAGAACAAGAACGAATAGTCCAAATGTGTTTTGAAGCATATTTGGATAATAGACTGGATATTCTTACAAAAAAAGAAGAAAATGGGACACCAACAGGCATAATTATGAGAAAATATATAAGAGGTTTGTTTAACCAAGGCTACACGATGTTGGAAAATGAAACGTTATGGGCAAAGTTTTCACTCGGAGAACTTATAAACGGCTATAACAGAAGGCCTTTAACAATCAGACAGATTAAACCAGAAGTACTTGCTGAGCTAACCAAGGCCCTAGAAGAGATGACTGAATTAAGGGATAAATATTACTATTAAAATGTATACGTAGTTTAGATAATATAAATATTTGAAAGGGGTTACCAATAAGGATAGTAAAACTACTTTAAGTCCATAAGGACATAAATAGTCTCCCTTTTTTTATTGTAAAAAATTGAAATGCTTTTTTACAATAAATTAGTATTATCTTATTTGAAACCTCGTTTTTAAAATGAATATGTTACAAACAATGATCAATCAATTAAACGGTAACGAGTCGTTACAAAATAAAATATTAATATATTGTTTAGGTAGTCCTTGTGCAACCATAATGAAGCCAATTTGTGCCTTAGTAAAAGATAATTCAGACAAAAATGAAGCAACCGCATTTCGCTACTATAATGCGCCACATGGAAATAAAAATAGATATAGAAAATGTGGGACACCTTTGGCATTGTGTGTAATAGAAGACCTACGAATGATCAAAGAGAAAAAATCTATTTTAAAAGTATTAGGAATCCGAACAGTAGAAAATTTATACAAAAATCAATTCCTACGGAAACATACAGAACTAACAAAAAAAGAAGAAAATGGCACGCCAACAGGTGTAATTATGAGAAATTATATAAGAAAAATATTAAAAACAAGGTCTCAATCAAAATGATTTGTGCCTTTAACAAGTTAACAAATTTTTAGTAACCTATTTTTTATATATAGAATAAAAAAAATTGAAATACTTTTCTTTCAATAGATGAGTAGTATATTCCAACCTTAAAACCCCGTTTAAAACACTTTAATCTTATAAAATGAGCCATTCCAATAATTCTACAAAATTAAATAATAGCAAGACGTCTGTCTATAAAACCTTCTGTAAGGTATGCCAAGACGCAGGTAAGACTGATAAAGAATATACTAACCATAATGTGCGTGATAGAACAGGAAAAACGGTTTGCCCCGTACTGCTGGCTCAAGAATGCCGAAATTGCTACAAAAAAGGTCATACAGTCAAATACTGCCCCTTAACAAAAAAAGCCACTGAATATAAAAAGCCATATGAAGCACCAGTCAAAGCCGCCCAGCCCAAGTCCAAAAATGTGTTTATGCTTTTAGAGAGCGATAGCGAAGACGAAGTAGAACAAATTCAAGAACCAGTAAATGAATTCCCAGTTCTAAAACAAGTACAGCCAAAGACAGAGCCATTAAATTACAGCCGACTTATTAACATGACTGAACAACAAATTAAACCAGAAGTCAAAAAGGCTGAAATCAAAGTGCTACCGAAGGTTGTACAAAAAGGCAAGCTGAACTGGGCAACCGCAGAGAGCGACTCGGAAGGCGATGAAGAGGAGGAAGATTACTACCCAGCAAAAAAACAACAACCTAAAGTTCAAGAAGATCTGAGCGCATGGTAAGCG